CCTCTAATACCATACTGAAAGGGTCCTGCCCATGTTGGTCCTGCTGCCGGATAAGCAGTACAGTTATATATCAAAGTATTCCCTGAGTTGCTTGTATCCTCAAACCCTCCATAGTAATACCCAGTTGCTAGACTATTAGTTATTACCCCCTGAGAGGCAGTAAACCCTATGACTGCCCAATGAGGGCTAGGATCTGTAAGTGCTCTTACACTATGAAAGTGAAGTCTATCTATTAAGTAGCCGGTTGTAGATATATAAATACCTGCAACATTTGATATCACTTTACAGTTCAAGATCTTTTGATTAGTACCTGAATTAAACCACAGTGCATAGCCACCTACTGAAGTAGAAATAGTATTATCTATTGTTAGATTTTTGAATGTAAAGTTGGTTGCTTTAACAACAATGTAGGCATATCCTGGTGCACCATTTTTAATAATAACATCAGCCGGATTACCAGACGATCCTTCAATAGTCAGGTTTGGTACGGTCATAGTTATGGAGTTCATAATATGGGTACCTGGAGCAATGAGGATCCTGTCTCCATTAACTGCTGCTGTATATGCAGCTAGGATAGTAGCATATGTACCTGGTACATTTAGCGTAGCCATTTAGCTTTCCTCCTTATTGATGATGATCTTTATTGCAGCATCCTGTTTAGGTGTGTTCTTCTTTCCTTTAGCCCAGAAGGGAGGCTTATGTCTCTGACGAGGTAGTCTACCTTGGTCCTTAGCATCCTTTAGGATCTGAGTTAGCTCATCGAAATACATCATACCAGAGCGGTTGAAACGTTCTCTACCCTTATTCGCCTCTATTACAGCCTCTACCATCTTCTGAAATTTCTCTTTTTCTGAGAAGGTATCTGTTATATCTACTTCTTTATCTTTTTTCATTTGCCATGCCTCCATGTTGCAGCAATATCAACAGCAGCTTGACTGCCTATGTAAACCAGAGCAACTGCTGTCCAGTCCTCAGAGGCTAATGAGCCAAAGGCTATAAGACATGTGCTGGTTAAAAATACAAACAGTTTCCTGGAAAACCATTTAGTTAGTTGTTTATCTATCTTACCCATTCCATGGTCCGACATACTCGTCGATCTCTTTTCTTAGTGCTTTAAGTTTATTCTTATAATACCAAGACAAGGTACCAAGATCTTTGAACTTGGAATGTATCTTTAATACCTCTTCTCTCACATCATCTGATACAGGTAGTATTGTAAGCTCTGTACAGATCTGTGATATTTGTTCGTCAGTCATTTGTTTATTCCTTTATTCCTATTAGTTCAAGGGCTTCTGCTATAGCTTCTTCGTCTGATATAGGTTCAGCTTTGATTGCCGGACCATAGTTTCCTGATGGTTCATAACCTGATAACCTAGCCATTCTTTCGGAGGCTTCTTGAATTAGCTTATCTCTTTCACTCTTTTCCTTTCCTCTTCGTTCTCCCCGGTCGATAGCTATTTGTTCAGGGGTTATAATATCTGAAGCAGCACCAAACCATGGTGCCCATGGTGCTAGAGGATCCATTGATCCTGTACGTATAGCCTCCATAATATCTACTGCTATAAGAGGAGGCACTGTAGCACCACCAGCACGTCCTAAAGCTTTTAACGCTCCTTCACCTGTGACCGGTCTATGTAGTCCTGTTGGCTTAGGTGTGTATCTTTTTCCACCAATGGTTTCAGGATATAGGGGGATGGTACGTTGGAGCATCCCCCTGGAGTAGGACCCTGCGGGTCGCCGTACAAGCCTAGCTTTTCCTGGTGGTGCCTGTGCTTGTGGTGGGGCTGGTAAGAGAGGTGGGGCTGTACGTCGACGCTGCATGTCGGATAGTTGTTTAGCCCACTCTTGTACCCGAGCTGTTTCTCCTGGACCTACATTATCAAGCACTTCCATATACTCATCAAATGTTTGAGTCGGCTCCATATCATTTAGTTGTTCCACAATAGAGTCCATTAGTTCCTGACCTTCTAACCTAGGAGTTTCTATACTTCGAAGATCTTCTATAATAGCTCTTTTTAATGGTTCCCCTGTTAACTCAGATGGAGGGTTAATAGTTCTCAACTGTTCTACAATCTCTCCCTTCAGTTTATCAGCCTCAGAAGTCGATGGTGGGAATTTTTCAGCATCAGACTGTGTAGCTAATTGAGCCTTATAGAATTCTATCTGATCAGGTATTAGTGCATTTGATACCTGACGACGTTCAATATTGGCTCCTCCATATTCTGGTGGAGCAACCCCCTGTTCAGCTAATTCACGACGTTGAGCATCCTCCGCTGCGTAATCTAAGAACTCATCATAATCAGGGGACTCAAGGAATTCTCTTTCCATAAGCTCTGTACCTTCACCGCCTGTAGCTTCAAGTTCCATTATTAGTCCTTCAGTAACATCCATAACCTCGGACTCTGAAACGATTCCGGGCGGCATATCAGCATCTCTGGTATTCCACTTATCCATCCACTTCATCTTTCTAAGTGCATCCCATGTACTCCATGCTCCACCTGACATTATATTAAAGAGTACGTCAAGTCTAACAGCCCCTCTTTGGCTGCCACTTAATCCTTTTAGTTTTGTTTTGAGGAACTCGATTTGTTGACGGAGACGAATCATCTTACTCATTTTTACATCGTCACCTGCTAACCGGNTAGCACCTGCTAACCCACCCTTACCTCTTACTTTAATTAGTTTTTTGAGTACTTTGTCTATATCTTTTTGAGTACTTTTTATTAAGGCAGGAATATTCTGTTTACTATTAAAATCTGCAGTATCTGCCAAGACAGAATCTATCTGCTCATCAGACCAGTACCTAGGATTACTACCCCTGTCTCCCTCTGATGTAATAGCGAATGTCTCTCTGAACCATTCATATTTAGAAGGTCCAATATCAGGAGGCATACCAAAGCTGGGGATCCCTGGAACGTCACCCCTCCCTTTCCCATAGGTAAGACCTTCTGAAGCTTTATCACCTGTCATGGCACTCTGAATTTTATTAAGTATATCATTATCGTACTGGAATTCTTCTCCAATTAATGCTCTCTTCATAGCATCATTACTGAGGCGATCACCCTTCCGTGGAGAAGTTTCACCTGATAATCTAATAGCTTCAAAGACAGCCTCCACCATTTTAATAACTTCCTGATCCCCTTTCTTCAAAGCACGACCATATAGTTTAATGATTCTTGTATCATCACTATTAAGTATTTTTTTAGCTTGTGCCTTCGAAGCACCAAGACCTACTTCGTCAAGTTTTAAGTCTAGCCATTTTTCTATTGCTGGTTTCATTGTCTAGTCATCCTCTCTAGTCTATCAGATACAGTTTCTAACTTAATAGCAGTTAGTTCTAGCCGATGTACAATCCTCTGTATCTCAGCTACATCTGCTTCTAGACTATCAAGCCTCCACTCTGTCTGTGCTTTTACGGTTGCTACTGTGAATAGCCAACCACCTGTAATCATTAGTAATGTTACTACGTTCTTTTTCATCCAATCATTCATGTGTTGGTAAATCCTTTAATATGTCTAATATTGCAGCATGATGTGGGGAGTATGATATGAAGGGAAACTTTCTATTAACCGACATGATCATACCTACTAGTCTTCCTTGCTCATCAAATATAGGAGATCCTGAAGATCCTCCCATAGCAGGTATTGTAAATACCATGGCACTCTCTGTTATACCTGAGTACCTACCTTCAAGTATTGGTAGGAATCCTCTCTGCATTAATCCGGCTGGAGCAGCCAAGTTATATAGCTTATCTCCATAGGCAGGACCAAAGTTTCTAACTCTAATTGGTAAAAATCCTAATCTATTTGTTTCTAGAATACATAGGTCATTAGCTCTATCCAATCTGTATACCTTTGCTTTATGGGAAATCCCATTAGTATCTAAAACATAATAAGTAATAGTCAATCCATCTACTCTAACATTGTCTTCTATATATTCTTTATCACAAACATGACCGGCAGTAAGGATGTATGTCTTCCAGTCATGTGAAACGATTGAACCACTAGCAGTTGATCTTGTCTTATATGCCAGACATTCACCTTCATGACAATGCTCTGCTTCAAAGGTAGCCATTATTTTAACAAAAGACTTACGAGGGATCTGGACTCCGCCACAACCAACNAAGTTCATAATGAAGAACAAAGCTATAACGATTGCAACAACATGTCTCAAGATCTTACCTCTTCTTTTTCTTAATCTGTTTAACCAATTTCTGATAGACCTCATCGAAGTGAATCTTTTCTAACATTATTTCACCTTCGACGATCTTCTCTAGTTCTACAATACGCATATTGATATTCTCTCTGTCCTGATCTAAGAGTCCCAATTCAGGATCATCTAACATCTCTCGGAGATCACCAGTTAAAGATGCCTTCCATTCTTTTTCTTTATTTCTCCAGTACCACTTAGATCTTGTAGCTACATCTAGAGGTCTGAAGCCAATACCCGTCATCCTACGCATACCCCACTTAATTAAACTTTCTTGTGGTTCACCTATAGAATTCTCTGCCCATTTTCTAGTAGTAAATGCTCTAGTCTGTACTGGATATAAAGCAGCCATTCCAATCTCTAAAGCTCTAGCTGCTGTGCCACCCATAAGGGCAGTTGTAACAGTTTGTATTAGTCTAGCCTTATTGATTGACTTACCTGAACGTTCAGCTTCTTTAAGGGCTATAACAGCATCCATTATGGGGGTACCTGATAGTGCAACCAGAGATGCAAAGTCTCCAGTGGTGAAGCCTTCCCCTGAAAGCTGCTTCTTGATTAGTTTTCTTCTGATTATGATCTCTTTTTTAAGCTCTGGATCTTTAATCGTAGAGAGGTCAAAGTCAATACGTGGACCTTTTATTCCTGGCTCTTTTACATATAGTTTAGCTAAGTTCTGAATGTCCCTACCGTTGACTCCTCCCAACCATTCAGGTAATACTTTGGTAGTTTGTAATGCCATCAATCCTCTGATGATCATATCTGAAGGACCAAACTGATTCGCTGCTTCCATGGAGTCATAGCCAATATAGTAGGGGCTGCCTGTTAACTCCAAGAGTTGTATATTCATNTCTCTAGGAGCAAATGCCAAGACCTTTCTGAGGACCTCACTATTGTTCTCTTCTATAACAGCCTCTCTGATACCAGCCAATACAGCAGCCCTCTTCACTCCTGTTGCTGCAGCAGAAGCTTGTAATCTAATATTTAGTTCTGGACTATTAGTAATAACGCTGACACTATCTGTCATAAGTTCTGAGATAAGACCCTTCTTAAATCCTGGTATGTCCATAACTTGATACATCCATGTAAAGAAAGGTGANGTGATCCCTAAAGCCTTCGAGGCTCTAACCCACTTAACAGCATTAGGTATGTCTGAATAATCAACAAAGACTCTACGNCCTGGTTGTGAAGAAGTAGAAGCTAGAACATCATCGAGTTGTGATTTGGTAATTACTTTCCCATCTAGAGTATATCCTCTTGGTGTACGTCTAAGCTCTTGTATTCCTTTACCTCTTACGTTTAGTTTCAAGTACTGTCCTGGTTTAAGTACTTCAAGATAATCAATTAGTTTCTTATAATTATGCCANGCATCTTCTAACTTGAAGATATTATCTCCACTCTTATAAAACTTCTCTAGTATATTGTTTACCCATGCTACTGGTTTAGCCTTGGTAATATGTTTAATTACAGGTACCTCTGCCATTAGAGGACTCTTGCCAATGCCTCCCAATTCAACATCAGCAACAGTAGTCTCTAAGTATCCTGTACGTTCCATAGCCTCGAAGAATCCCTTCTCAACAGGATTGATTTTGTAAGGTGATACTTTACCAGCAACTAATTGTTTTCCTGTCCTCCACCCATGGTATTTTGTAACCATAGACATTAGATTAGCAGCTAAGAACGGGGAAGTTCTACGATAAGTCTGGTAACCAAAGTTGCCTACAATATTATTAAGTCCTGAGGCTACATTACGAACAGTAATGTTTCCCTTTATGCCACGAATTAGTTTTAACCAGAAACCTTTTGCTTCTGTAACAGCTAGTGTGGCTGCCATCTCATAATCTAATGTAGAGATAACTCCTTCAGGTGCAAATACTTCATTAGCCAGTTTAGCTGGGGTACCTGCTTTCGGTTTTGGTCTGTTCTCTATTAAATAGTCCTCTAAACCAAAATACTTAGCCAATTCTGTTGGCATCCTCTTATAACCCTGTAACTTAAAGGCTACTTCCCCTATTTGTTCGGGGGTTGCTATGATTCCCTTTTCTGCTAACTGTTTAATATATGTTGGGGCAGCGTCTCTAAGTTGTGCTGCAATTCTATGAGGATTCTGGGGTATAGCAGAGGGCATTTCTTCTCCGGCTATTAATGAAGCCAGGTTTTGGTCTATCCACTCACTCATTGTGGTAGTGAAACCCATATGTTCTGTTGCTGCCTGGGCAATCTTGGCTTTTCGAGCCTGAGCAGCTATCTCAGTACCAGTTGTCTGTAATAATTCAGAATGAATCTTGGCACGAAGGTTCGGATTTGCCTCTATGGACTCAATAGCAAGTTCCTGAATATTCAAACTAAGCTTGGGATCTGTAACCGCTTTGATCTCTCCTGTAACCGGATCAAAAATAGGTTCTTTACCAAAATTAATGACTGCATTGTTTTGATATGACTTTGAACTAGGATCTCTTTTATTCATCTCCTCAATAAATCTGGTAATAGCCTCTTCTGCTCTGATCAGTTGATCTGGTAGTAATACACCACTCTCCCTGAGCTTACTCATCGCTAACTCAACAACCTTCCCTCTGAGAACATCTGATTGAAGCATCCCACTACCAATATCAACATAGTTTTTAATGAATGATTTTAAGGCTTCAATCTTATCGACACCTTCAACTTTTACTACGTCCTCTAGGAATCTATTAACTACATCTGATAACTTTGCAATACGAACTTTTATCTCGATAGGTTTTGCATCTTGAGATAGGATCATCTTCTCTATTGCCGGACCATGTGGAGTACTTTGACCTTCAGCAATTAACTGTTTTGCCTCTACAGATGTACCTACATGTTTAGCACCTGGGCTATAATCATATTCCTGAGTAAGTACTTTAGCACCAGTCTCACTGATCCAACCTTCTTTAAGTACTCC